TTGTACGTGTGCAGGGCCTTTATACGTATTTTCTAACACTTGTTTAGTTGCTAATACTCTATCTGCAAGAGTCATACCAGCTACAGTTTCTGCAATTTCAGTCCATTTACTTGCTTCAAATGTAATTTGTGCTATGTTATTTACAGTGGTTCCTGATGCTTGTATAGTATGGGCTGTTACGCATTTGTAAATTTTTCCATCTCCACCGGTTGATGCAGTGTTTATAACCATATCTCCTATAAAGAAGTTCTCACCAATTTCGATGTTACGTGGAATGCCTACTGGGTATATTTCATCATTAGCTGGGGATTGTTGCACAATTTCATATTCAATATAAGGAACTATGCTTGTAATTTTATATGCTTCTGTTTCGGAAAATTTTAATATTCTATTAGCATATGAATCTTTTTGGGATTCGTTTAGCCTATTTACATATGCAAACGACTGTCCTACTATAGCGGTCCTACTAGGTATCAAGTTTATACTAGGTGCAATTGTTTGATCAACAAAGATAATATCGTAATCTGGATTGTTATCATCAACGTTTGTAACTCTTACTAACTGGTTACCTAATAAAATATCTCTACCATTTAATTCAAATAAATCATTTACACCATCAAGTGCTCCAGTAAGATCAATTTTATTAATTTTAAAACTACTTTTGCCCATTAATGTGTCTTCAAAATAATTGGCTACAATGTCAACGCTTTCTAAGTCTGTTGTCATTCTTGTTGCTTTAACAGTAAACTTATAATCTTTGGTAATTTCCTGTTGACCTGGAACAGCTCCGACTAGCTCTCCTAGTCTTGAATCAAGTTTAAGTCCGGGAGGCAATATACTTTTTGTATTGTCATCATTTACGTCTTCAAGTGTAAAAAGCATTACTCCTTCTAAGGTAGGATTATCTACTACGTCTAAATATATAGTTTGATAATTTCCTGCTCTTCTTATCCCAAGATTACCAGGAGTAATCCAATTAGGTTGTCTAACATTTGTGTTATCTGCTTTGAATACTCCACTGCTTGCAGTTAATTGTGTATTATCAGCTTTTAGATAATCGTCACCTACTACATAAATTTGGAATTCTCTTTTTACAAACGATTCACCGTCAGTAACTGTAACTCTAAAAGGATAATATCTATTTAATTTTCTTGGATTTGACGTAGGTTCATTATAATCATATGTGTTTGTATCATAGAAGAAGCTAGAAAATCCATTTGAGCTTACAGTGCCGTAATCTAATGGTAACGTCCCATACCCATAATCATCCTGATCATATCCTCCGCCTTCAAATCGTTTATCTAAAGATAAAAGAGGATCAGTAATACCTGTTAGAAGTCCGCTTTCCGACATAGTTATTCCAGGAGGCAAAGCTCCATCGCCGTCTGCAATAAAGAAACTTAACTCATCTCCTGCTGGTAAATCTGTATCAGTTGCAGACAATTGAAAGTTTATTCTTGCACTATCTAATATATAATATGTATTGTTAGGACCTACTGCTAGATCACCCTCTGGTGTATTCCATACAGGATCATCAGGACCTGTTACTGCAAATTCAATAGTTCTATCTTCCCATAGTCCATTAAACATTGCTCTTATTGTTGCAGAAAATACTTTGTCATATGCTACTTCATAAACTGTGCCTACTACACTTGTACCTTCTATTCTAGTACCATTTGGTAAACTACCGCTTATTACTTCTAAACTAGGAGTCACGCCGTTAGCTAATGGCATTTTAATATCAACAACACTACGTTCGATTAAGTTTGAAATTTTTGTACCTGTAGGCACATTCCATAATGCACTTTGAATTAATGCAGCATCTAATGTTACTTGATCTACATCTTGTATAAGTAATCTACGCTGTTTTGTTTCACTACCAAAGATATAAGGATAAGCAGGTTTGGATGAAGATATTCCTACATCAACTGTTGCTTCCTCAAAGGTTAAAAAGTAAGCATATGTGCCTTCTGGAAAATCTGGAGTTACGGTATATCTACCATTGTATCTATCAAGAGTTCCATGACCATCTTTGAACTCAAAATCTTGTATAAATGAACCTGCATCAAGTGTAATAGTACCTAAGTTCGGAATTTCAACAGTTTTGTCATATCTACAATCTCTAGGACGATGGTTATCATTAGGAAATACTTTGTAACTCGATGTCATTTGTATTACAGGAGTATTAATATCTGTACCAAGAGTATATCCGTAAGGGCCATAAATTGGATAACCATCAAAACAATATCCTACAATCTTACTATGCCCATCAGCATGTCTAAACCTATCACTATTAAAGTTTGTTAGATTATAATATGAATTAGTACCGTATAACTTAGCCGTGTCCCATGCATTATATAAAAACGAACCGTTGCGATAATGGTAACTGCCATCTCTTTCAGGATGCCCGCCGGCTTGGTCTGTACCGTATACTTGTCCTAAGTGTGATACGTTGTAATTGAATCCAATAGGAGGAAATTCATTAGTATTTGGTAAAGAATGATCTCCTGCACTTGGACCAGTTGCTAGTACGCCGTTTGCAAAAATTCCCATGCCTCCTAATTCTGTAGGTTGTGGGCTTGCAGTATTTTCGCCTGCTCTATTTTTAAATTTAAAGTTATATGTTTGATCTTTTATAACAAATGAATTAACTCCAAATCCCCTGTTTACTGTATTAGTAAATTCCTGTCCTGCTAGTGCAGGAAAAGGATCACCATCACTAGTAGCTGTTACCAATTGCCCATCAAATGTAAACTTTGTAGCACTAGGATAAGTTCCGCTTGTATCTAAAATATCTAGTTTATTAGGATGCCATTTTGTTGTAGGAATTATACTAGGTTGATCAGGTTGATTAGCATGAATAAATGTAAAGTTATTATTTACAAGAGTTTTAACTGAGTCAGTTACAGTATGCCCCTCAGGATACTTATAGTGTAAGACATCACCATGTGGAGTATCATATGTATACTTAAATGTTCCTCCAATATCAGACGCTCCTACATTATCTGCTATCTGTGTTGGTAAAATATAACCTTGACCTTTTGCTATAGCAAACGCATTTGCTTGTGCTGATAAGAATGTATAACCGAAACTATGAAATCCACCATTATATGGAATAGTAGAATCGTTTACTCCGTGAAACGTTATAACCTTTCTTGGTCTAAATGGTATTTTAATAGTAGGGTAGTTGCTGTTATTAATTCCTGTGCTGCTTTCTATAGACGGAATATAAAAATTATCATCTCTATATGCAAAAGATCCCATTTGGCTTGCAATAGCAACAATTTGATCTACACCTTGTTCGTCTAATTGAACATAAGCTCGTTGAGCTAAAGCTGCGCCGTTACTAAATCCTAATATTCTTATTTTTTGCCCGTCAACATTATTATAAGATTTAAGTTTAGTACATAAATCTTGTAACATAGATACATCAGGCGCTTTGCTTGCTTCTGTGGCTATATTCCAACTATTTTGATAACCTGTTGGAGCTATTAAAATATGATCCGGAAGTATTGAATTCCATTCATTAAGAATGCTTTCACCATTACTGCCTAATCCGTGTAGTAAGATAGCTACAGGAATTCTTTTATTATCCAAAGAATTTATATTTGGTACTCTAACTGCTATTGGATACGTAAATCCGTTAGGTTGCTGGAACCATGATTTTGTTATGGTAATATTAGTACTGGTTAGTAGTTTGGCCATATTTAATTCCTTACGAAGTATTTATCGGAATTATTTTATACAGCAATAGCGCCAAAGTCTACAATCGTGTTTGTTGGTGAAGTTATAGTACCCATATCTTGATCAGTTTCATTTACTATAAAATCAATCATGTTATTAACTGTTGCGTTAATACCACCAAAGTCCATATTTTCAAAATGATTAACAAGTACAGCTGGGTCTTTACCATTTATTAATCCAGTTACATTACCTGTTAAATTACCTGTAAATCCTGTTGATGTAATAGCACCAGCATTTGCAATATTAAATCCGCCTGCGTCTAAGTTACCGCCTAGTACAGGAGTTGTATCATCTGATAATTCAGATGGATCTGATTTGTTTGCAAGCTCTACCCAAACACCGCCGTGACTATAATATGCTCCGCCGGCACTATGAACATGCACAAACATTCCGTGATACGTACTTGCACTAGGCAAGTCTGCTAACGTAGCATACACATTATTATATTTTATCCTAGCATCAGCAAAGTCATATTCTTTTGTAACGTAATTATCGCCTGTTACGGCAGTCTGTGTAAGGTCATAAACTTTATCGTTAGCAATAGTAATGTTGTCGTCTGTGGCAGTAAGTGTAAGGCCTGCGCCTCCTATTATTTTCTTAAACTTTAAATCGTAATTAACTTTTTCTTTAAACAATCCTTCGCCAGTAGCACCAAGATTACTTACCGTAGTTTGCTCATCATCACGTAGATCTAATTCATTAAAGTTAGCATTTACTTTTACAAATGCTTCTCGCAAATCATCACCAGTTCCGTCATTTGCTGTATTACCTAAATTTACTAGTTGTATTGCCATCGATTTTTCCTTGTTATACTATTTATGTTGATATGCCTGCTGGAACACTAGTAGTAAAAGTATTTGGATTAGCAAAAGGAGTATATATAATCCTATTTGTATTTGCGTTCGGAGCATATCCTGATGCAGCACTTGCTGTATGTATAGCAGTTAGTATGGTTTGAGAAGGTTTAACAAGAACCTTCTTGCCATAATCGTTATATAATGCATATCCTAAAGAGTTATTAGTTTGTATTCCTGCTTGTGTCCTGCTATTGTCGTTCCATTCAGGACTTAGAGATCCGCCATCTACAAAAACACTAAAGTATTCCCACATTCCTAATGTTAGCAAATAATAATATTCACGCATTATCAAAGCTCTAACATCAGCATCAGTTCCTGGCCATGTTCCATAACCGCTTGGATCAAATACATTATTAGTAATAGCTTGAGCACAGGCATCATACAAGGCACTGGTTTGATTGTTTTGTGCAAATTGTGTAGGATATGCAGATGGCAATCCATATACAGTAAGTGTGTGTAGTGCATGTTCCATAATTTCTATAATTTGATTGTTTGCACTATATGATCCACCGGTATCATCATATTCCCAAATAAAATCTACATTCTGAAACGTGTTCCTAATAATATCTAATCCAGGATAGTAATCATTTGAATCGTCTGCTAGTATACTAGGACTGTAACTTCCTCCTGAAGTATGACCAATAAATTGTCCTACATTATATTGCTTCATTCCTGCTATAGCTGCAGCTTGTGCAGTAGCATCAATATCTGCTCCTGTAGGATCTAACATTAATTCATAGTGTCTTGCAACTTTTTGTATAAATGAATCTGATACTGCTGTTGCTCCGCCTTTTGCTCCCCAAGCTAAAAGTCTTACTCCACGCACATCTAAATGTTTTGATAAAGGAGACATTTCTGTACTTGTTATAACTGCTTTAGATTGATAATCTGTCGTACCGGCACAGTTGATACTATCGTAGTCATCCCAATTATCCTTTGTACCTTGGTACATCATATTCTTTGTTGCGTTATTGTGTGTCCATTCTTTTAGTCCTGCTGGAGTCATTCCTGGACTAGATTCTAGTACTGTTGCAAGCATTCCACACACATTAGGAGATGCCATGCTAGTACCAGATACCTTCATTAACCATTGACTACCGTTTAATGGACTAGCAACCCTAGTATATCCATCTTCTGACACCATATCATTTGTACCACTGCTATCGTCTGAACTTGCTCCTATAATATTATTTCCCGGAGCATAGATGTCTACGCCAGGCCCACAGTTACTAAATTCACTTTTATGTTCTTTACCGCCTTGGTATGTAATATCTAAAGAACCAACCATAAATGCTTCTGTATCGTATGGACTACCTCCTCTATGATAATAGTAAGTTACTCCGTTTATAACTACACGGTTATCCCAGTCTTGATCACCTTCACTTGCAGTGTAGTAATAACTATTTCCGGAAGCAATACACACATGAATGCCTGCGTCTATAAGTTCCTGAATATCAGTATCAACTGATGAAATTCTTAAAGGTATTTTTCTGTTTGTGCCACTACTAAAAATCTTTTCTATTATTCCAGCATTATCTCTAAGATTTGCATCAGATGCAAATCCACTATCACCATAGTTCCAAGTGCCTCCTCTATAGGTTCCACTTGATGGTGTATTTGATAGGTTAGAATTATATCCCCAACTCATGTTTACAATAGTAGGACGTTTTAATCCTGTTGCAGGGTCTACAGGTTTATTATTGTGCCAACCTTTTATTACATCAAAACAGTTAGATACAGAAATACCTGTACTACTATCGCCTGTACCTTCTAGTCCTGAAACTTTTATTGAGTAAATGTGTGCATCTTTTGCCCAGCCCATTGTACGGCCTGCTACTGTACTTGTAACATGTGTGCCGTGCCCATCATAGTCTCGATAATGATTTGCATTTTGAGAGCCTGCTACGCCACTAGCTGAATACCAATCAATTGGTTTTATCCTGCTCACACCGTTAGCATCAGTAAACTCAACATGTCCTGTATCAATTCCTGAATCTTGTATTACTACATCTACACCTTTTCCTGTTAGATTGTAGTTAAATGGTCTAGTCGAACTTGTCACTCCGCTACCCCAAACATCTTCTTTTGTAGTTGCTCGTAGCATACCCCAATTTAAATCACTGCCTGTTACAGCTGAAGTTTTACGCCAAGTACCGGTTTGTACTGCTTGAGTACCAATTTGTACATCGTCTCGATTTTCTGGTGGTTCTTGTATATCTAGCACACGTTCGTCTTTAAGAAGCTCAGTAACTTCTGCTTCTTCTAAAATATAGTGTGTGTTGCGTTGTGATAATGGTCTAGCGTTAGCTACTTCAACCATTCTATTTGTTATTAAACCACGCCCAATGCCTGCTTGCATTTCATCGTCAAATTCAGCATAGTCTACACCACGCTTGAGACTAATAATATATTCTTTTTCAGCCATGTGCTACTAATCCTAAGTTACAATATTAATAGTGTTGCCCATTCCACTGTGTGCAGTACATTGGTAATAGATAGTGCTCGGTGCCGTCATTGGTACTGTCCAAGTTATAGTTCCATTTGTTTGTGTATTGTTAGTTACCCCTGTATTGTAAGCTGAACCACCGTTGCTTTGCCTTAGCTGGAATGGATGACCTCCTGCATTAACAACAAATTTGTATGTTTCACCTCTACGCACATAAAGTACTGGATCATTTTCTGCACCTAGTGGAAAGTATCTTGTGTCTTGTGCAAATACGTAGTCGCTTGAACCATTAGATGTAATATTAAATGTTGAAGTAGGGTCAGGAGCGGATGTAATGTATCCAGCACCGTTAGTCAACTGATTGTTGTTTGTTGGAACATCATCACTAAGTGTTATAGTTTTCCATGCACTAGCTATTCTTAACTGTAATTTTGTTAGTGTTGAGTTATAAATTACATCACCAGTTGATGCTGTAAGAGCATCACGCTCTGCTGTAGTAAAACTTTTTATCCTAAGTTGGCTACTTCCAATAATTACTGCACCTTGTGCATTAAGTTCTATATTAGTAGCTGATGTAATCTTTGGACTACCAACTGCTGTGCTAACAAATTTATTTGCTCTAACCGTATTATTAACTACAAGATCGTTTTCTACAGTTAAATCACTTTGTATTACCATTGCAGGAGTTACTGTAATGCTACTACTATCGTTAGTATCCATTACGCTACCAGTAAGAGTAAATGCTCCTAGTGAGCCGCCTCCACCGCTTTGTGCTACCCATGCATAGTCCGAGCCATTCCAAGAAAGAACATAACCACTAGTTGGATTGCTTTGGTTCAAATGAGTGTCAACATCAGAATCTGTGTACCCAGCA